CACTTGGCTGTGTAACACGATCTCAACATGGCGGTGACTTCACTTACCTTCAAACTTAACCCACTCCAGGCCTCTTGCTTTTCGGGGGACGATATGCTTTTGAACGGCCACTATGCCCGGCGCGTTCCCCCCGGGGCCGCCCTCTCCTTCTTACCTAAGATCGAGTACGGGCGCCTCGTGGAGTTTTGTGGATTTATGTTTGGCGGTCCCCGCCTCGTCCTCTCGCCGCGTGTCCTTCTTCATCGGGCCGTTATGGCCATGGAGGACGGCCGTCGCGATGAGGACTTTTGGCGGTCCGTCCAGCAGGCCACCCATTTCACGTTTGGCAGTGCGCATTCTTCCGCACCGGAGCACTCCGCGGTGGTAGAAGTGGTTCGCCGCGCGGTGGATATGTTTGGGTTAGACCTTGATTTGACAGCGTTCCCAGTTCTTGGCTCCCAACCGGGCCGTCTCGTTCCTTGATTCGTTTGTTTTCCGGCCAAAGTCGCTACCGGCCATAACTTGATGACATCACGCTCTTTCCCCACCCGTCGTCGTGGCTGACGACCCGCTTTATACCCAATTTGCGGAAGGTGCCCGTTTCGTCAAAACGGATTGCACGGCCCAAAAACCATGTGCGTTAACTCGTGCACACCGCACACCGGCAGGGCCCCTGCTGGTGGGTTAGTCCCTCTGAGTCGGTCCATTCGTTTTTCATCTTTCAGGCTCAGTTTGGGGCGACGCCTAGCAAATGATGCCCGTTGCTGTCGCCCGTTTATTCGGGCTATCGGGCTGACGTCTCCGCCGTGGGAAAGGCCATTGACTTGGTCTGACAGGCTCGTGATCTGTCCGGCGCATGATGTGCCGCCCCCGCTTGCAAATCGAGGGGGTGTGCTGAGAGAATTAGAGACTAGGTGGGTCGAGTAACCTCGGCTTAAGGTATATCCACCGACACACGTTGGTGCCATCCTGTAAACATGGCAAAAATTGAGAACACTGATTCCCCGGTCTTGGCGGCCATTTCTTCTTCCGTCGGGCCCCTGACGAGCATCTTCGGCGACGAACAACTCTTCGCCCGCGACACTGTGCGCATTCGATCCACGTTCCCCATGGCGATTACTGGGACCTCCGCCTACCTGAATACCACGCTTTACGACCACCCCTCCGCCGTCCGCCGCTTGGATGGCCGAGTGTCGGGTCGTGCCTCCTGGCCCATGCAGTTGTCCTTCATTGTCGCTAAGGACAACACTCTCACCGGC